AAACAGGTGTTGCGCCCACTGTTGCTTCTAATGAAGACACGGGTGTTGGTGCAACAGTTTGTGTTCTTCTTAACTCACGATCATTCTGGCTTGCATTAATATCTTCTGAAACATCTAATCGTTTTCTTAATTCAGGTCTTTTTATCGTTGCTTGTTTGTTCTTTACTGCCTCATCTATTTTTTGTTGTAGTTCTGCTCTCGTATAACCTGTTTCATCTAAAATTTCTTTATCAGATAGATTTTTTAAATAGTCTTTTGCATCTCTCACAGGTAAATTTTCTGTTGCCATTTTTGCTGCTTGTGAACCACTATAATCTTCTATTCTTTTTTTAATTTTATCTTCTGTATTTGCTTCCGCATCTCTTTCTTTTAAGAAATTAATCAACCACGCACTACCCGCAACAGCCGCTAATATTCCTAAAAAAGGTCCGGACGATAGTAATGTGAATGCTCTACCTATAAATGTTAGAATATTTGTTCCCAATCCTAAAACTTTAAATAATTTATCAACGGAAAGTAATTCACTTAATAATGTTGGTATTTTACCTAGTGAAGAAACTATAGCAGTTTTTAGAATATTTCCTAAAGACATTATTGCAGAAAAAATACCACCACCTTCATCTGTTTTTTGAACAGGTGTAGGAGTTGTAGGTAATGCCTTTATTCTTTCTTTACCAAACTGTGATTCATATGATTTTTCTCTTGCAGCAGCATCTTTAAAGAACATATCTGCTCCTCTTGATGCTTTACCACCACCCATGGTTACAAGTTTCATAATGTTTTGACGCATGACATTAATATCACGTGCCATAGCATTATTATTCATTGTATTTTTTGCAACAATCTTTAGTTGTGCTTCTTGTGTTTTTGATGAGATGAGAATCTCATTTAAAATCGGTGCACTAAGTTCACTTCCTCCCATTGATATCTTTGAAGCAGATGGTGCTTTAGAAATGCCTGAATATCCTTTACCAAAAAGTTTTTGTCCTGTCGCAGAAAATATTCCTTTTCCACCAAAAAGAATATTTCGTGGATCAATTTTCTCTCCAACACGTTTAATTGCTGCTGATCCCAAAGATGAAATAACACCTTTGTTTTTTAACTCTTGTTTATAGATATCAGTAAAAGTAGCCATTTTTATTTTCTGCTGTTAATTTGTTGTTTGATTTTTTCATTTTCTTCTTCTATATGTTGCATCAACATCATAACATATAAACTTTTTTCCCAAGGCATCAATGAATCAATATCACTTAAATTATATTTGTGGTGCTGCATTAGCGCAAAGTTTGTCTCAAAATAGTTCGCTAATGTATCATGACGAAAAGTTACACGAAAAAACTTTGAATTCCTTCTAATACTATTTCTTCTTCGTAATTACACTTATTACATTTAAAGTTAACATTTTTTATTAACTTTGGTAATGTCTCAAAAAACTGTTGTATTTTTTCAAATTGTTCTTTAGTTAAACTATCAACAAATTCTTCTACTTCTTTTTCAGGTACATCTTTTGTATAATACACATTCTCATTATCATAAATGTAGTCAATACAATTGATTAATGTTTTCATTATCACTTCAGATTCATTTAATCCTTTAACTTTTTCAATAATCTTAAAGTCTGGATATCTCATCATAACACCCAAGTTTGGTGTTAGTTGAATCTTTTTTTGATGATTCTCATCAAATGTTGGTTCTATTTCTAAAACATTAAATTCAAGTTTTATAAGACTTCCACATCTTTCTTCATTTTCACCAACAATATTGTTGCATTGATATTTAAGTTCAACATTTTCACCGATTGATCTTGCTCTTAGTTGTAAAAACAGATATTCAAGATCAGTTAAAGGTAATTCATCAAAATCTAATTCGTTAATAGAACAATTGTTTATTATTTGTTTTATTGCTAATAAAACTGATTCTTCATCTTTTGCTTCTATTGCCATCAAAAGAATTTTTTCTTCTTTAACAAGAAATGGACGTATTTTTACTTTCTTTTTTAGTAATGGCAAAGTCACTTCATATATTGGCACATCAATTTTTGGTAACATAATTTCTCCAGATTAAAATATTCTTCTCAGAGTTTCGTTTATAGACGATCCTTGTAGGTTTAAAACTTGTTTTACAGGAACACCAGCAACGGTGCTTCCTAAAAGTGCAGCCGCTGCTGCTTCAAGATCATAAGCACCTTCATATATTGTTCTGTGTCTTTGATATGTAAATTGAACTGATAGTCTATGAAAGTTATCATCACTCCAACTTAAGGGTTGTGCAGCAATTCCTATTGGAAATGCATCAATTAATTCCACAGCGTATATCTGTTTTATAAAATCATCGTATTGAATTATTTGAATATTAGTTAAATAACGAGAATCTTTTCCTTTTGGAAATCTAGCGTTATTTGTATCCGTTGGCACCATGGATTCAAGCCAACGATCAAACAATTTTCTTTCATAAAATTCGTTTGTGCAAATAAAATTTAATGTTGTTTCTGTATATGTTGCCAAATAAGGAACTTTATAACCTGGTCCATAAATCATTGCATCAGCGGTTTGTAATGTTTTTCCTGGCAATTCAGCACTTTCACATTGAAGGGCTAGATATCTTGAAATTGTTGGATTATCACTAGGTATTGAATTATTTGATCCTGCAATTCTTGCTGTAACATTTGCAAAAATCGCATTTGGCAAATTTAATAACCTATCAAACAATCCATTTTCAACAAATTGATTTACATAAGTTGGTATTGGTAGTATTACTTGAAAACGACAAGGACGTGCTAGTCCGTCTTTTCCTCTTACGTTTGATAAGAATGCTTGTGGTAAAAATGACATTAGAATTTTTTCCTTGAGTCTGCCCAGACTTTACTTGTGCTTGCTCCAACAAATCTTTCTACAGGTAACAATGCTGCTATATCCCATTCATTGGCATGTATTTCAATAAATCTAGATTCTATATGATTTGCTAGATATCGTTTGATACATGGATTCATTTCAAATGCTTTACTTGCTGCACTTAGAGTTTGATAAGACAATCTTAGTTTTGTTGTTTCATCAAACTTATTATTGGTACGATATTGACTTAATTTGTCCAAAAGAATGATTCGCTGCTTTGGATGAATGTAGTGTAAATTCAACCCTAGAAACCCGTCTGAGTATCGTTCTATTGGTAAAACCAATGGGAATCTATCGTAATATGGCAACGAATCTTTTGTCTTTGGATCATAATAAAAAAAGAACATACCTCCAATAAACTGTGTATTTCTTAATCTTTCACGATCACGAAGCAAAGTTGCTGGTGTTGGATTCAATTCTTTGATTTTTGAACGTAACCAATCTCTAGCACGATTACTGCCGGCTGTGTATCCAGTCTTTGCTAATTGTTCGTTTATTCTGTTTATTAAGTATGCCATGAGTATATTTATTCACACTCCCAATTCTTTTTCTGTCAATATTTTAAATTGCCAGCCATGTTCATGACAAAATTCTTCTGCTGCTTTCCATTTTGATTGATTTACAACGTATGTCGCAGCCTCTTGAAGAAATTTTTTAGTTCTTCTTGATTTTTGAACGGGTTTTTGTGTTTGAGAAAATGGTTTAACTTCTATAACATATGTCATTATGCTACCATCTTTTCTCTTTACTTTTATAATAAAGTCTGGAAAATAGCGATGCATTCTCTTGTCAACTGGTGAATAATATGGTATTATAAGTTCTTCAGAAGACCACCAAACAATATTGTCTGTATTATCAAAATAGATCATACATTTCTTTTCCCATGACGATCTATAGATGATATTTTTAGGATCACCCTTGTATTTTTGAGGATTTCTTGGTGTAAAACGACCTTTATAGGTATCTTTTCCGTAAGTCATATAAATATTAAAAGTTATTATCTATATGTAGTTTCACAAGGATCTTATGGCACTTTTTACACTTTCTGATATAAAATTTAAGCAGGATGTTAGAAAATTGGAAACAAAATTTGAAAATAATGTCCTGCGCTATCCTGAAGATTTAGGTTCTGCGGATAAAGGACATTATATTATGTTTCATATCAATGTCCAAGATATAACATCCTATAAATTTACTTAAGATGTTAAAAACAAACCAGCGATTTTTAATAACAGAACAGGTTTACAACAACAAACAGGTTATCAAAATATTGGTG